GTGTAATGTCGCTCCACGCTCCATTCTGGTATACGTAAAGTTTCTTGTTTGTTCCTGTGATTGCGTACTGATCGCCGTCCAGAGAGAACCAAGTAATGATTCCTCTAGCTGCACCAACAAGAGCATCGGATGTGACCTTCTCCCATCCTCCTATTTTTTCTGGAAGTCCATAACGAAAACGAACGTTGTCCGTATTGGTCCAACGTCCTTCTGCCCCGTACTCGGTGGATTGTTTGTCAACGCCTGGAGTTACTTGTACCTTAATCAAAGTCATGAAGCCTCCTAAACTGCGCTATCGTAAACGCGTATCCATTTTGTAACACCATTAATTTTAATCATAACGGCACCAAATTTAGAAGCAGCTTCAGCCGTGGAAGAAGAAATACTAGAAGAACTATCAGCAGCTGATGTACCTTTATAGTTGGTGAAGGCGAAATCTGTATCTAACTGTTCAAGTTCTATGCACGGAACCGCTCCTGTCGTGCTTGTTTGTGTAATTCCTAGCTTAGCTAAAGGAGCTGCAATTCCAATTCCCACTCGGTCATTGGTTGCTTCGGTTCGTAGCAAATTAATATCTGATAATCCTTCAAAGCGTGCATCCGTGTCAATTCCTGCTTCATTAAATACAAAAGCCCCTCCATCAAAAGAAATATCACCAGTTGCACTAAGAGTACCACCTGATGAAATATTTCCTACGTTAGCTAGGACGTCGAACATGGTTGTTCCATCCGTATAAACTAAATATTTAGTGGCTGTATAAGGCAACGTGATTGGTGTACCTCCTGCCGGTCCGAATGTAAGTGTGTATCCTCCACGCGTCGAAGCGTCATGAATGAAGTACCAATAAGGATTGGCCTCACATTCCAAAGCTACATTACCACTTAAAGATCCCTCTAATTTAAGGGCCGCCCTGCTTTGCTGGTCTCCAGTTCCTCCACTGCTAGCCGTTAAAGACACAGTGCCTGAACTGGCGACGCTTACCGCCGCATATCCCTTGATTGCATTTTCTACTTTAGATAAATTATCATTTGTCTTTGATCCCCACGTTCCGGCGTTGGCGCCAGTCGTTTGAAGATCCAGATTTAATATTGTCGAGTCTGCCATGTTTTATCCTGTTGGTACCACCGTCCATGTATTTGTAGAGGAGTCGTCCACTCCGTTCCAAATTGTTAATTTCAATTCTCCCACTGCAAAAGTTGCTTCTACTCCTGTTGGAATAACATTCGCATCAGCTATGATCGTTGCTGTTCCTAAAGCAAAAGTTGCCTGTACCCCAGCTGGGAAGTATGTTGACTCCAATGTAACACTTCCAACGCTGAAAGTCGAGGAAACTCCAGTAGGAGTAACGTTCGCGTCAGCTATGATCGTCGCCGTTCCAATGGCAGATGTCATTGAAACACCTGTTGGAAAATAAATTGACTCCAGTACTACACTACCCGGACTAAAAGTCGCGGAAACTCCAGTAGGAACATATAGTGACTCCAGCACGACACTTCCTACGCTAAAAGTAGAGGCAACTCCAGTAGGTACAATCGTGATTGAAGATCCATCTCCAGTCGTTGACTCGGCAAAAGCTAATTGACTAATTGCTCCTACGCCAAAAGACATCTAGGCCACCGGTTTAGGATATTTCAGTTTTATCTCAGCACGCTTGGAGTCTATCGCCGCCTTGTCATCCGTGTCATATAAAGCGACAACTAAATCTTGTATAGAAGGATATTCTTTTTCTCTTTTTCTTGCGTAGTCTTGTGCATCATATTCTGCTTGAAGTTCAGCAAGTTTAGTTTCAATTTGTGAATTTGTAATATTAGATGGATTGCCATCTACCCAAACTATTGAATTAATATCGCTTAAATTTGTAATATGAAAATCTGAATCTGGTTTAATTGCTAAAATAGCCTGTGCAAAATCTGTCATCTTATGCTCCTATTTCCGTTAAAGTAATAAATGAAACAGATCCAGCATCAGCATTTGTACCCCATCTATTCATATACCAAGTCTGACCACTAGTTTCATTCGCCCATTGAATAGAATAGTCAACTGTTGATGTTGTTGCTGGTGTATCTATTATACTCGTACTTCCAGAATTTTGGTCTCTTGTTTGTGCATCACCTCCAGCCACATAAAAAGCACTATTAGTAGTAGCCCAACCAGCCGTCGTACAAGCACTAATAGCTGTGGCATCTCTGAATAATTTAAAACCTACTAATGCACTACCAGAACTTGAAACATTATTAATTCCCACTTCTACAAGAATTGTACTTGAGGTTGCTGCAGGAGTAATTTCTAATGACATAATTTCTGCCCAAGATGTAGTTGTTGTTGTTAAAGCTGCTGTTATTAAAAGATTTTTAACTTGTAAAATTTTTCCGCCAGTTGGCTCTGCCTTGTAGGTCTGATCGCCATATAATACTGTGCTTGAGGATGCCGTTCCTGTGCCTAGCCGAGCTGTCGGAACAGTTCCACTTCCTAAATTTGTTGCATTCAAATCTGTTAAATTAACACCACTACTTGCAGGAAGTGTCGCAGGAGGTGTCAGTGTCGAAGCACTGATGTCCAACGTTGCTCCACTTGGTACTGTTATCGTATCTCCTGATGTGCCAATCTCCAGAGCTGTTCCGCTTTGGGGATCTAGTTTATCTACTTTTAATATTGATGCCATTATTTAGGGTTCTCCGTTCTTACTTTGTTATAGTTTATTACGTAGGCATCCCATTTAGTTGAGTCGCCTCCAATTTCTTTTTCCGTGTATGCTTCTGCAAATTCTTTTAAACTTGGATAAGAAATATCTCTTGCTCTTGCATAAGCTAAAGAATCATACTCCGCTTGAAGTTCATCTAGTTTAGTTTGAATATCAGCTTTAGAAATTTCAGCAGTTCCTTCAAACCATTCTATTATGCAAGTATCTAAATCTATTCCTCTCACACATACTTTTGCATTAGAATCAATTGCCAATATAGCTTTTGTTATATCAATCATCCTGCTATCTCCATTAAAATTATTGTTGAAGCATTTCCACCACCTGATTGAACATAAACTGTACCTACAGCATTGTTATTACAAAATTGTGTTTTATATGTAAGTGCTGATCCAGTGCTAGATGGAGAATCTAAATAATTAATTGATTGACCCCCTACATAAGATAATTCGGCTGTTGACCCATCAGTATTTCGGCTATCTGCTATTGCTTCTCCTACTTTTGTTGCAATTAAAGCTGTACTATCTCTTAATAATTTTAAATTAACCCCTCTTAAAGAGCCATTATCACTAGATTGTCCAATACCACCAACAGTAGCAAATACAGCAACTTTATTTGATGTACTAGAACAAGTTATAGATGCAGTACATCCTGTATCAGCAAAGGTTGATGAAGTTGAACTTGCTGCTGTTACAGTTGTTCCATTAATAACTTGTAAAACTTTTCCAACACCACTCAAACTTGATCCATCCCCATCCGTTGCCAACATAGTGCCACTTGCTAAAGTTACACTTGCGTCAGGGAGTGTGATTGTCCTGTCACCACCCAGACTTGCAGGTGAGGCGATGGTAACACTGCTTGTGTTATCATTTTCGAAAAGCTTTATCGTGCCCGTACTCTTAAGTCTTAATTCTGACATCTAATCCGCCTCCTCAATCGTGTTGCCTTCTGCTTCCCATTTAAGAATGTTTTGGTAGTCTGTATTTGCTTCGTCTAAAGGAACTGTTAATTTTTCCCCATCTGTTTTAGTTAGAATATAAGCTACTACACCAACAACATCATATTGGTTGGTATCTCTGTTCCATTTTAATTGATTATATTTTTTAACTGATTGTATCATTATAAATCCGCCTCCATTGTTAAGTCAGCAGAGTGTGGTCTACCAGCTCCAAGTTTAGCATCAGCTCCACCAGTAGCACCAGTTACTGACAGTACAATAGCTGCCATTGCATATGGTTGACTACCTTTTACAGTCCAAGTTCCACCACTTGTAGCAGTAGTAGCTGTATCTCCGTCATAAGTAACACCATCTGGATTATTGACTGTTGGAGCTGCTCGTAAAGGACAAATTAAAGGAAGAAATATATTATTAAGATTTGCACTTCCATTCCATTCTCCTATACAGTTATAACTAGGATCTCCACCAGTTCCACCACCAGGTGTTGAAGCATTCCATATTTGATAATATCTTGAACACCTTAAATAATTAGCTTGGTGAGTTTCAGATTGGAAAGACGGTAAAGTTGCTGATGTGTATGTTCCAGATTCTAATTGAACTTGACTTATTTGTAAATTCCAAGCATCTGTTGCAGCATCATCAGCTGGTTGCTTAAAAATAAGCTGTATGTATGAACTTGTTCCAACAGTCTTTCCTGAAATGGAGGCGAGTGTTCCTGTAAAAACAAATTGCTGCCAAGAGGCAGTCAAGGTAAGGTCTTGCTCCGTTAATTCAACTGTTGTTGATCCGCCACTTCCAAAATTTTGTTGAATTACAATGTCTAAATTACCACCAGCAGGATTAACTCCTTTGGCGTAGAAAGATAGGGTAAATGTTCCAATTACAGTATCTACATCTTCTATCTTATACAACATTCCACAGTTATCATTTCCCGTTGTGACATTCTGCTTTAAATAATATTTAGGGTTACCAGGAACATCAGTTTGTCCAACTGTATGTGCTTCTCTTGTGACAGTTGCAGTTGCACCAGATAAATCTTGTTTCCATCTATCTGCTGTATACACAGAAGTCGTGAAGCTCGTTCCTCGTTGCCAAATACCGAAATTTCCGTTGATCATATAGGGCTGTGCATTGGGTCTTAAACTCTCTCCAAATCCTGTCGCTGTTCCACTATTAACAATCGTTGCACCTGAAGGAACTGTGAACGTGTCACCAGAATCTCCCAGAGCGAAAGCTGTACCTGTAGCAGGTGAAACTTTATTTGTTTTGACTTCTGTTGTAGACGTTATTGTTGTGGGTAAGTTAAGGGTCGCACTAGTCAGTGTTAATGTAGCACCTGATGGTACTGTAACTGTATCTCCTGAGCTGCCGATTTCTAACGCCGTTCCTGTACTAGGATCTACTTTATCTACATTTAATGTACTCACACTATCACCACATTACCTGTTATTGTTACTGTTCCCGTATAGGAAACAGGTCCCGCCAAGACAGCGGATTCAATGTAATGATTTCCGTCTATAGTGACTTGATGGGTAAAGAATCCATCTTTAGCACTTTCTTGACCAATATATAAAGTTCCGTTTTGGTCTTTCGTTTCAGCCATATTATTCCTCCTTATGAACTAATAGCGTCTACGTAACTAACCCATATTGCACATGATGTTGCCGCGCTAGCTTGCGCACGAAGCAAATCAGTATTTTGCATAACCATTTTAGCACCACCTTGAATAAGCTCTACACTTGATTTTGGTGCAATGCTAAGGTCATCAGCTATGTATACTATGGATGCCGTAGTACCGGCACCGGCCACATCAAACCATACATCCACGGTGATAGCAGACGTTGTAATATTAGTAAGTCTAATACCAATCAAAGCGTCATTACTATCGGCTGTGAGTAAAGTTCCAGCTGAATCAGTTACTTGAGATTTATATACCTTTTTAAAATCCTGAGCCATTTTTCTCCTATTTCCTTATACTATAATGCAATTGACATTGCAATACTAAAGCCGGCTGTAACGCCTGCTGTGCCTGATGAGGCCGCAGTTATCTGCCCTTGTGCATCAACTGTTAAATCCGTGTTGGTGTATGAAGCAGCTGTAACTCCCGTAGTGTCAATATTTAATGTAACCGAACCTGAAGTTCCACCTCCAGTCAATCCTGTTCCTGCCGTCACTCCCGTGATGTCACCAGTCGTTGGTGCAGCCCACGAAGGGACTCCTGAAGCCAGTGTTAATACTTCAGTATCGCTTCCTTTCGCCAGTTTCGCCAGTGTGTTAGCGCCAGAAGCATATAAAATATCTCCTGTTGCCGTCATTACTGATTGAGGAGATGCTGCCCATTCCGGTGCTGTTCCTCCTGAATTAGTTTGTAAAGTATATCGTCCTGTTCCTATAGCCAACCGTGCTGGTGTATTTGCCGCAGAGGCATACATCGTATCGCCAGCTGTGGTTAAAGTCATGTCCATTGTCTTGCTGGCTGGGAATGTACAGAATACATCCAAAGTGCCAGCAGTAAAGTCTACTTTACCATCACTATTAGAACTGGATATTACAGTATCACGGGACAAAGTATCCGGTGTAGCATCCGTAACCGTTCCTAATCCTACTTCCCATTCATCATATGATCCTTGATGATCTATACAATAATAAGTAGTATTAGTAGTTGCTATCCCTGATACAAAGGTTTCAAACCCAGTGACTGCACCATCTAAATCTAAAGTGCCCGTACCTGTAGTTGTTGACGTCTCCTTGACGCGATCATTTAAGACTAAAGCCATAGTACTCCTATGCTAGTCTTAGAATAGCGTCTGATGCGTCAGCGGTTGGAAACTGAATTGTAAAAGTTCCACTTGTGCAAGTCTTATCTCCACCAAAATCTAATACAGCTACCGCTTGTTCATTGTCTGGGGTAGCATCACTATTATAAATAAGTGCACCACGAGCTGTAATTGTTGCAGATGTCCAACTGGTATCACTAAAATCACAACATGCTGTGTCCGTACTTAATGCCGGAGTAACACTCGTTAAAGAGTTACCAGCAGTAGTATACCCTCCACCTGATGCTACTTCACCTGAAGTAGTATAGACAGTGCTAGATTTAGTTAAGGTTGCAGAATTGGTATACAATGCAAGCTTAAAAGCGTTTCCACCCGATGAACTGAAATTGTGAACAGCCGTTAAAACTTCTGTTTTAAAACTGTTACAGACAGCCGATCCTGTAAATGCCATTTTATCGTCCTCCTTGTTGAGTTGGTAATTTAATTGATCCCAACCCAGGTTGAATTGATGGACGAGGAACTCTAATGACCCCATCCATATATTGATCCCGTTTTCCACGGCCCATTTGTTGCGCAGCGACCTCTTGTAAAGCGGTCTCATACGATTGTTGATATATTTGCAGCATTTCTGCTGGTCCTTTCAAATATTTGAAAGCTTCGACAAGGCATCCATACAAAATCAATGCAGGTGCGTTGTCTCCTATCCATGTGTTAGCATTACTTGAAGTCAATCTATTTGGTAACTTAGATAAACTAACTTCACTAAAGTATGCCGCATCCGGAGTTGGTACTACGTATATAGTATTATAGTCCCATTGTGAATAATATTTTGGTGTTCCCTCGGTTGCCCTATTAGGCCAATATTCATTCATATAACTAACATCTTTTCGTTCTAGATATGTTCTAGCAGCTCCAACAGCAGTGTAAATTTGAACACTATTAATAACCGAAAATTCTGTAGGAGTAAGAGCAGAGCCTCCTGGCAATGTTAAAAATCCAGACGAAGCAGTAAAATTTGAATATTGATGAGAAGTGAATATGGGTATATCCAAGTCACGAAGAATTCTGTTCTCTGTATGTTCTATAAAGTCATTAATTATTGTAGACGTTAAAACATTATCATCGGTCTCAGTGTAATCCCTTATTTGGGTAACTAATTCAGTATAAGTTGTCATGCACTCACCGTTGTTGGTCCTACGAATACTAATCCTCCACCGCCATAACCAGTTGCGGTAGGTGTAGAACTAATTGTTATAGTGAAAAAATTGGATTTAAGATCCGGCCCATCAGGGGTAACATTAGAGGTATCAGGTGTTGGTGTGTAACCAGAAGCTGATTCCAACTCTGAAGGGGCAACTCCAAACCTATCAGTTCCTTGTACGCCCATTCCTTGAAATTGTGTTGTGCTTCCTTCTGTTCCACTGTTCGTTGCATTCCAAAACATAATTGTATCTGACGTTGTAAATCCATGACTAGGTGCATGTACCTTAACTGTAGTGCTTGAAGCAGTAAAATAAAAAGGATTTACTGGAAGAAGCCTGGTTGTATCCGGTGCAACTCTTGCGGGTCTAGGATGTAATAATGATTGAGGATCCGGTGAATGCTCGTGAGGCATCAGCTGGGGAGCCTTAGGTTCATACTCACTTGTATGAACCCATGCGCCTGTCCATTCTTTAACCATTTCCGTGTAGGGAAATTGTAATCCACTACGGTCAGAAATAGCAATAGCATATTTTCCACTTGCATGCGCCATTTATCCTACCATTTAGTATTATTCGTTCCAGTCCAAGTATACTTGCCACCTTTCTTAGCAGCTCCCATATTTTGCATAGTGCCTTTTACGGGACCTTTACCAGCCATTTTTAATGGTTGTCCTGCTCCGCCTTTTACAGTTCCTTTATCACTGTTAACTCCAGCTTTAGCAGGTTTAGGTATAGAAATTTGTCCTCGGCCTTTTAACCAATCTTTACTCATGTTTCCTCCTACATTTTTAC